AAACCCGGTAGATAATAGCCCAGTGCCTGCGGCAGTGCCGTCATCTGATACTGACACTACTTCTGCCCAGATAGTTTTTATATAACCAGCAGTAGTTGTTGCAGAAGTTTGTACAAGTGTGTTTTCTCTATTGGTATCAAAGTAATAACCGGTCGGTGCTGTAAATTGTACCAATGCTCCTGCTTTTAAATATTTTAAATCTGTGCTGGTATATGATCCAACTTTGTATATCGTTCCGTCATTTACATCACCTATATAACCAGACGATGCATTAGCATCTGTTGTTACATTATTCCACACAATGTTCAAACTGGCTGTGATAAAATTAATAAATTTAGAATAATAAAAATTTCGCAGATTTGCTCTTTTAAGAATATCAAAAATGTCGTTGTAAATAACAACTTCGATATCAGTTTTGCTTTGATAACTGAATCTATATTGACTTGTATATTCCTCTGTGTACAGTACTCCGTCATTGGCAAATAAATTTGTTGAGCTATATTTTCCTGTCGGATCTGCTAGGTCAAAATAACGACTGATGCCGGAACTTGTTCTATTAACTGCTTTTACTTTTGCAACTTGAGTGCTCACTGATAAAGGACTAATATTATAATCTTCACCTGTAATCATTCGATTTTGTGTATAATAAGTTTGCGGAGCATTGGCCTTAATACTATCATTTGATTCTGTAGTGACAGCATTACTAACTGTATAACTTAAAGATAATGTAATTGTTAAAGTTTGTAATTGATTCTGTGCAGAATAATACGGTACGTCTATTGATACGTTTCTAATATCTCTCGGGTTAATTGCATACTGCAAGCCATTGCTTACTCTATAGTAAGTTCTAAATGTACCTAACGGTAACTCTCCAAATACCCCGTCGCTAAATTGCAAACTGAATCTGTCGCCGGCTCGTGTTATCACACTATAAATATTTCTAATATTTTTTTGAATGCTGTTATAAATTATGTTATTGCCTTCAAAATTACTAACAGGTGTCCATAAATCAGTTTCAGCATTGTTGCCGTCTAAGCGATATAGCCATATATCTGAATTGTTAACTCCCGGGCTATCAATGTCAACTGATTGGTTACTACTTGGTTGTGCTACTGTGAATAATCCAGTGTTAAGTGTACCCTGTACAAAGTTTAAAAAGAAACCGCTTGAAGTGCTGCCTAATCCTTTACCATCATCTCTGTATATACAAGCAAGATGATTACCGATACGAGGAGCTTCCTCGTAAATATAATTTTGTTCACTGAAAGTAGTACTGGTAATTTCAAATGCCATTGTTCTACCGTCAACTGTTTTGTTGAATTCGTATACAGGCACATTTGTATTTGCTCCCTGGATTCGATATTGTTCTGTCGGTATTCCATATATGCTGGCCTTGCTTGCAGGGTTTCCAAACTGCTGTGTTGTGGGAAACGATGCGTTCATTATTTTAATAAACTGATCGTACCAATTTGCATTTGCTGAATCGTTCCAGTTGATTGTTTGCCCTGCTAAGTTTCTTCCGTTGCTGTCAATTACATTTTCTGTAGTTGCCACTGAAGCAAACTTTAATAAACCTCTAGAAGCAATATTTCTTTTGGCATTATAACTAATTAAACGTGCTAGGCGTAGAACACTTTCACGGCGTTCTGCTAGTTCTAAGAAGTTTTCACGAGCATTTAAGTCCACACGGAAAGCTATGCTTTGGCCCAGGAAGGCAATAAGATCAATTAGGGCAAGGTATTCGCTAGATTCAATATAATCGTTAAAATCTTCAGGATAATTAGTACGGATATAATCAATCATCGTGCGACGTAGATTCTCAAAGTCGTAACTTTGGAAGTCTGCGTTACGGAAACTTTGATATATCTTTTTCCAGTCTTGTGCGACTAATAGTCTATTTTGTCTAGTTGTTACACTCATGATGTATCCTAATATTGATATTTATCGATTAAAATTATGTACGTATATTATGCCATTAGCAAACCGTTTGCTTGATCAAACCTTAATTGCAGTTGTTGCTGTATATTATAAGGACGGTATGACAGTGTACATTGTATCTGGATTCCGCTTTCGTAAGGTGTTACGATCACTTGATCAGTGGTTACTCGAGGATCATAATTTATAATATCACTCACGTTGCTTGTAATAAGAAATCTAGTTTCATCAGTTAGGGGTTCGTATAATAAATCCCAGATTACGCAACCAAATCCCGGATTCATTAATCGCTCTCCCTGGCGAGTATAAAAATGATTTATTATGTCTTGTTTGATCAATTCAAAATCATACAATGAAAAATTTTCAGTGTCAGTATTGACTGTACTAAAACCTTTATAAGTTTTAGGCAGGGTCGCACCGTTCGCCGGAGCAGCCGGTAACGTAATCTTGTTGTATAGTGTAGCGTTTGAGCTCATATATTTTCCTTATTCAGCCGGAGGTGGTGGGTTAAATGTATCAAATGCTGTGGAATATTTTTTCCACTTATCTGGCATATTGCCTAATCCTTTTACATCTGTACCGTATCGGCCGTTGACATCTCTATCTGTTAGTCCTGGTTTAAAATTTGTTGGGTCTAAATTTTCGTGGTACGGCCACGGTTCGTGGCTAGGAACTCTAGTCATAATAGTTTGTGCGGCGGATTGTCCGGTTTCGTCTGGTACTGCAAATGTTTTTAATATTTCTGGCAGACCTGAGCCGGGCGGTGGAGTTGCAGGAGTTGCAGGAGTTCCCGGGGCCGCAGGAGTTGCAGGAGGCCCGTTAAAATCAATTCTTCCGGCTGATGCTTTAATTCTGGCGCCACCAAGTAAATTCATTTCAGAACCGCAAGTTGCATTTACCATTGCCGATGCAAGGATTTGTACACTGGCACCTGAGGTGATAAAACTGTTAGTTAAACTAGTAAAGCTGTTATTAGCACCGGTGATTGCATTGTTGCCTGTTGTGCTAAGATCAAAATTTTGAGCAACAGTGAGTTTGTAATTTGCTAGTGCTGTTATGTCAATGTTACCGCCTACCTTTTGATTGTATGAGCCAATATGATTCACAGTGGTATCTTGTCTAATATCAATTTTTTGATTACCTTCTACGACCAACAGCTGATCAAAACCAACATGAGTATGCATTTCTTCATCTGCTTTTATGTTGATATTTCTACCGGCTTGCATGTTAATATCTCTGTCAGCATAAAAATTCATATCTTGTTTTGTATGCACACTAATACTATCTTCTGCATAGATATCAATTTTACCGTCACTCGATAATTCGATCCAACTTGTTCCTCTGGCATTACCAATATAAATTAAGTCTTCACTATTATGTAATAGAATTTGATGCCCTGTTCGTGTTCTAATACGCACAAGTTCATTGTGTGGTATATTAGGTATCCCTGTTTCATTATTTGCTACACTTGCATACTCAGGGGGGCCTTCACTTGCTGTGGTTTTACGTTGGAAGACATCGTCGCCGTCATCCATGACAAATGTGGTGCCGCCGAGTCGACTTATAAAGTTATTTCCTTTGCTTTCAGCTTTTCCAGTAAGCCCCATCGGGCCTTCTTTATCTGTTGGGCCGGGAGTACTAATACCAAATACTGCACTAGGAGTTTCTCTTCTAGCACTACTGCTAGTAATGCCTCTTGTGTCGTCAATTAATAATCCTTGGGTGTCTAGTATTTTAGCAAACGGATGTACTGGCTTATTAATTTTTGTTGTATCAGTGATAACTTTAGGATCAGTTATTGTTGTATTAAACTCTGCTACCGGTAATCTATCAGGATTATCAGCAAAGGTAGCGTCTGGGTCCGGAGTGTTGAAGGCAGTTGCGGCGAGTCCGGGAACACTAAAATTCATATGCTCATCAGGAACACATCCATACCAGTAACCTCTGGCTGGGTCGCCGTTAATAAAAATTACCAGTACTGTAGTACCAACATCGGGTGGCACAAACCACATGCCATAACTTTTTTGTGTATTATTATAGTTGTCAGGATCATTTTGAATAAATTCCTGACTAGTGCTACCAAAAAATGGACTAATCATTTGTACTTGCATTACCTGTACAGCACTATCAGTATTACCAGCGCCTGGTCTTTCAATAGAAACTTCTAATGCTCCCATAGTAGCAGGGTCTGCATGACTTACAACTTTTGCCAATACCGGCCAAGAAGGTACTTCGGCTGTTTCGGTTCCGGTGTTGATATCTTCGTTTGAATTTCCCATACCTATATTTTAACCTGCAAAATCGCCAAGGTCTAAACTTGCTTGGACCTCTGTGGCTGTTCTTAACTCGCCAGCCTGTGATGCTATTGCAACTGCCTTAGCTGATGGAGTTGATTTAGAAGTAGCCGGTGCCGGATTATCTTGTCCTTGTCGACGATTTGCTACAAGATTTTGTATAAATTTTCCGTTTTTAAAAGTGCTAGTAATAGTTGTTAATTTGTAAAGTCCGCTAAATTGTGAAACTAGTTTAGAATTAGTAATGTCAAACATGCCGGTTGATTGGTTAAGATCTGTTGGGGTATTAAAATTAATCACTATATCTACTTCTCCGTTTTGATAATTCACATTACCATCTTTTGTTACATTGATTTGATTAGTCTGTGTTGCAGTATAATTACCAGCACCGCTATTGGCAATGTAGTAAGGGTCTCCGGCAATGTCCATATTAATATTCATCATGTCCATACCATTAATAAGTGCATCATGAAACTGTCTTGCCACACGACTTGCTTGTGTTTCTCCTTTTGCACCGCCCTTACTATCGGTTGAAAAAACTGATGCAACAAATTTAGATGCGGTTGCTACTGCATTAGCTACTGGAGTATCCCCTGTAGGTGATGCAGGGGCAGTCTTAGGTTTATCTTTAGGAAGTTCCCCTGCATCACCAGAAGTTGTAAAATTGTCTGCTTGATACACTTGATAAAAAGTATTAGACACATCAATATCAAATTTTAGCACTTCACTATTTTTACCTGTATAGATATAGTTGTATTCTTTGGCTGCTTGTTTTTTAAGTTGTTCTATTCCAGGAGCGGCTGCATTTGGGGCTAGCAATCTACTAGCATGAACTTGATACGGAACTACTCGATAAACATGCAACTTAGGTAATGTACCTGTTTTAGCAAGGTTAGAATTATTTGGTATATGATAAGTTTGCACATCGATACGCCACCACAGTCTCATGCCATTATCATCTGGTGGTTTGTTTAAAGCGGCAACTGCAATGGCACTTCTTAATAGCACTTGGTTAATGGCATTAATCACATCTGAACCAGTCTTAAAAGTAAAATCATTAAGTTTAGTCTGTACTGATGCTACATTGGCCTTAACTTTATTTCCCTTAGCATCAACAGCTAGCGAATCTTCAATAAATGATCTCGAAGAGGCAAAATCTAGTTCTGCTTTGCCTATAAGATTGCAAACACCGTCTGGTTGTACTAGTGTTTTATTAATTGAACTTCTTGATATGTTTAATTTTCCAAACAGCACTGCATCAGTAAATGAGGCATTCACATCTAACGCCGCAGTTGTAACTTTTTCTTTAGAGACAGTTGCCGAAGGAGCTAAATTAGTACCATTAGCGCCACTAGAAGAAATATTCGTAGGAAATAAAATTACATATTCGTCTGGTATGTTTACTAACTTTTCATCTTTCTGTTGTTTTGTTTTGGCATTTAGTGCGGCTTGCAAACTATTACGGCCAGTTTGTAATATTTCTTGTACAGTCTTTCCTTTAATTGTATGATCTGCTTTTAGTAGTCTTACACTGTCTGCTTGTGATGCCGCATTACACGGAACGCCTGTACATTGATAAACACTACCCGATCCTGAAACTTTAAGATTCATGTTGTTAAAATTAAACGGAATAAATTTCTTTGTCCTGGGAACTGTTTTTAGTGAGCCTAATTGATCGGACCCTCTAAACTCAATCATAAGCAAATATGGTGCTTCATTGAAGTTTTTATACCCTTTATCCCGTGCGGCAATTTGTATGGCCTGCTTAA